ACCGGGTTGGGATTGTATTTCACGTCTTGGCCTGTTTGTGGTTATCTATTCAGCTTTATAAGTTTTGGCTGTGGTGGTCTTGGCTCTATTGGTTACCGCAAACCGTGTGAACTTTTCAAACTCATCCTGATCCAGCGCAAAGATAACGCCCAGGCCATTGTAACGGCCTTTATTCATTACATAGGCGTTTTTGCCAACCTTCATAAATGAATCAACTTTATCCGGGTTGGCGTCTACTACCTTTTTAACTTCATAAAATGTTGGTTGCCGTTTCGCTCGTCGCATCTTCTACCCCTTCAATACTGTTCCATAGCTTTGTTAAATCTGTTCGGCTTATTGAATGATAACTAGGGCCTAACGACATATGACAATTAGACGCCCCGCAATAAATAACGCTACCCTGCATATTGTAGCCCTCTTTTGCTGGTGATCCGCAAACCGGGCAATCTTGCAGCGGTTCCCCTTCCCGCCTCCATTGTTTTAGGTTATCAATGTTCATTCGTTTAATTCCCGTTGTATTATCGCGCTTAATTCAATCAACCTATCCAGCGGCACTATAGCTAACCAGGGTTGTAAATTGGCCTTGTGCATCACAATGGGAACCTCGCCACCGCTTGCATCCCGCTCCGCTTGCTCTACCCACTTGTAAACCGTTTTTGTGCCGGCCTCTACTCTTTTACATTCAATATGTAAATCTTTTATATCGCCCACAATATCCGGCTGTCCTTCTGGGGTATAGCCGCAAAATTGCTGTGATCTACGCCAACCCTTCCCCGGTAGCATTTCCTTTAGGCGTTTCACCAGGGATAATTCGCCCCTTTTCCCTTTTTGCTTACTGTTAGTCAAAAAAACCCCCTTAACGCTTGCGCTTCCATTGGCCCTATGGCTTTTGTCGTATAACCAAACTTTACAATATCACCTATAAAATACTCATATAAAAATATCAACCGCTCCGGCGTTAGTTTTGAAAACCGTTTACGCCATCCGGCCCGCTGGTTTACCTCGCAATTAATCCGCAGCCCTGTTAATTGCCTAATGTCTTTTTCGATCCGCTCGTAGTGTATCTGGCTGTACTGCTCCATCGGCGCCGCCCAATCGCAAATTAACGGAATCTGCATTAGTTTAACCTTGTCGATATATTCCCCCAGTGAAACCGGAGCATAAACGCCAGTAGTTGAATCTGATTTCGCCGCCTTATTTTGGTTGTACTGCTCGCGCAATGCTAACAATCTGGTGTAGGGATTGCGTACCAATACCGCCCGCTTGTATGATTTCCATTGCTTGGGTATATCTACGCCAAAATCATCATACCCGCCGGCATCATTTGCCTGGGGTATCCAATAATTACCCCGCCTATTGCATAATTCAACATGTAATTTAGTTGCGGAGCATCCCGCCGGCGTAGCAATTACTAGCTTTTCATCGGTTAAAACGATCATTCACCAAACTCAGTTTCTGCATAGACGGATAAAACCTCCGGCAACGGTTCCGGCTCAGGATCCACAAACCCCCGCCGGCCTGCCGTCACAACATGCACCCAGAATTTAATAAAACTCACCTGCTGGAATCCTTCAGCGACTAGCCGCCGGTGCAGGTGCGTTAAAATGGTTACGTCGTTAGTAAAAATGCGGACCCTCGCCCGTGTATTTGAAACGTATCTAGCCCTCATAATTTACAGATCCCATTAAAATAAGTTTGAACAAATCAACGTTGATGCGTATTGTCCGAAAATAACTTTTTCATCACTTTGTACAACTTTGCAATTCCATTTTGATTTAGTTAATGATTTTTTTATTTCGCGCTCGACCTTATCGCTGCATATTATCCAATTACCTCGTATATCATCAACAATGTCTAATAATATTCTATAATATTCAACCGGTTTCCTATCGCAAATCGGTTTTTCTAATCCGTTGTACATTTCATATCTCCAGGGGGGATCTATTAAAAAAAACGTTTCTTCACTATCCCAGCGTTTTATACAATCCTTAAAATCCTCCTGTGTAATTGTGATTTCTGAAAACATGCCATAGCGGCTTTTTAAATAACTTACTGCGTAGTTGGATAAATCATTACATATGATTTTTTTATGTTTAAATTCAACAGTACGCCCCAAACCCGCAAACGGTTCCACGTATATACTAGAAGCTGGGATATATTCCATTATTTTACGCGCTGTATTTTGCAGGCCTGGGTAACCACCTAAACAATGATCCCAAACCCGCCTAGTTTTATTTTTAGCCCTCATAACTTGCTAACTCCTGTTTAATGGTTTCTGCCTCATCGCTCATACCCTCGCCTATGCCCTTTAAACGGCTCAGTTTGTCCAGTAACTCGCGTTGCCTTACCTGTTGCCGTATTTCCTCTTTGGACGGCTTACGGCGTGGCTGTGGCGGTTCTGGCTCTTTGTCGTAATTCCCCAGCCCCTTCCAACCGTTGGCGATTGCTCGCGTTACTTTTAATTGTAACTGTTTATCTGATAAATGTTCTACGGTTTTTTTAAACGCTTTCAACTGCTGGGTTGTATACCCTGCCCCGCTCGTTTTTTTGTATTCGATCCAATCAACAAATGTTTGTTTCCTTAAATTAAAAATGGGCGGGTTTCTTTCTTCCCTTTCTTTATATATGTCTTTAGTTTCTTCTTCTTGTATACGTCCGTGTGTATGCTCGTGTGTACGTCCGTGTGTACGCTGGTGCGCCGTTGTTGCGCCGCCTTTTTCGCCCTCGGTTTGAAATACCCTATAATTACAGACTGAAACCACCGTGAAGCGCGTATCGCTGTTAAGCGCGATTTGTTCCATAAATTCCAACCGTTTAAAGTGTCTTTTGACCGTTGCCGGTGACACGCTCAGCGCCTCAGCGGCTCGCCGATAAGTGGTTATAAACTGCCCTGGTTGTACCTCAATACCAACCCGCATTTTAACGGGTTTCCATACTGCCCGGCATAGAATCCATAGCCACGTTTTGAGTAAATGCGGATCCTCGAATACTTGGCTATTTTCAATTTGTCGGTGTAACTTAATGAATCCGTTCATTGTATCCCCTATAAAAAACCCCTAGCCGGAAACACTCCGGCCAGGGGGTCCCAAAAACCGCTGCGTCAAGAGTCGCACAACGATTAACCCCGGCCGCTAAATGCTGCCGGAATGTTTCCAAAAACTTACTTCGGCCGTCCAATCATCCGTTTTAAAATACGGGTGATCTCCTAGCGAGGGCAAACCGCTAAAATATCCACTATCCGGGGGTGTTTGGTTACGAGGTGCGCCCATTAATGCCGTATGGTCGAAATCGGGCCGTATCTCAATATCATATTCAAACGCTAGAACATCATCTATTTCGGTTGTGGTTACGATTTGGTTACCCTGTAATTCATTACGCTGATAAAACTGTAATTGCGTTTCCTGGTGCATATAATGCCCAGGGGGTTTATCTAAATATTTACTATACGCAACATCGGCCGTTAAACCCTGTTTTTCCAGCCACCAAACATAATGTTTATATAAACCGTATTTTCTGGCGTATGGTTCCCGGATTAATAAGATTACGCTGTAGCCGTCATGTTTCCAGCCTTGATGAATCGCCCCATAGTGGTGATCAATCCCGCCGTCGGGGTTTGGGCCATTAACCCAGATTCCGCCAATGTCCGCTTTGCATAATATCCGATGTAATGCCCCGCTGCCCGTGTGCGGTGGCGTAACGATTACAAGTTTTTGACGTTCTAATAAAATCATTTTTATTGTTCCTCTAAACAATAGATTTAAAACGGTATATCGTCCGGTTCTGCCGATTCAGTTTTTGCCGTTGCTTTAAACGTTTTTAAAGCGTCTTTTACATCGGCTGTACTGGTTTCGGATTCTAGATATTTAAAAACGCTATTACGGGTTGTGCCGGTCTTATCCTCATATTGCCCCAGCTTTAGTTTGCCGGCCTTATCTAGGCAATCAGCCGCCGTTAATGTTCCGGCCTCAAAACGATTTACCAACCCAACAGAAAACGCAAACTGTTTTATTTTCCAGGTCTTTGATGGGCTTAACCACTGATTAAGAAACACAACGCCGCCATCGTGGAATATGCGTAGGCTTAATTGTATTTGTTCTTCTTCATCGTTGAATTTGCTAATTGTGTCCTCCGCTGCGGCTACCTCAAAATTGTATTCTGCAGGCGGTAATATGCCTGTTCCTGCGTCCTCTGGTTTAAATTCCATTTGATTTTCACTCCGTGTAAATAACATAGTTTAGTTAAGGTTTCCCATCCAAGTTTAACGCCGGCACAATGCCAAACGATAATTCGTATTTGTTTTAATGTTTTGCCGTTTAACGCTTCACCCAGTTCATAAATCTGGGTAGATGCTTTGGCAATGTCTATCATTTTTCTGGTTGATTTCATAGCCCACAACCCCCTTCACATTCTTGGCCGAATAGATCTAATTGATTTTCATCTAAATGGCAATCCTTTAACGGTTTGCACGTTCTATGTAGATATAATTCATTTTGCAATTTGCCCCGCTTATCCTGCCGTATTGCCTCATCAACTTCTACCGCCCTGGCCCAACCTTTAGGATCCTCTTTTTTTAGGCTCAGCCATTCCCGGTTAGATTTATAGGGGCAAAATACGCAAGCGCTACGGGGTACGTTGTGCGGCACTCTTTCCTCTAAATACATCACGCAATTATGCCGCGTCATGTAATCCTCTATTAACGGAAACCGTACCTGCGACCATCCCCGCGCCTCAAAGCGCCCCCTAGCCCTAGCCGCCCGCCCTGGTTCATCATATGAGAACCCCATATGTTGAATTAATGTAACGTCTTTCGGTGTTCGCTGCCTGGGTTTTAGTTTTAGAATATCCCGCCTTATAGCCTTTTCAACTACGTTGATTTTGTATTCGGCTGTACACTGTCGGCGTAACATCCCTTTACTGGCCGTTTGTGGATCCAATGTAAACGCCGGTATAGATGCAAACCGCCCCCCGTCGGCCTTCGATCCGTTAATAATATCATCGCCTAGACAACCGGCGGTTTTCACGATGATTTCCGTTTTACCGCTTAATGATTGCAGCCATTTTAAATGTGTGTAAACGTCCTCCGGCTCATCCCCCGTATCGGCAAAAATAGCGTAATCATATTCAATATCTAAATCACCGTCCAAACTCATCAAAAATAATGCGGTTGATTGTACGCCGGCCCCCAGGTTTAAAATGTTTATTGTCCTATCCATTAATACGCCCCTCCGCATACTCTATACATTTGCTCATCACGTCCGGCGGTAATAACTCCGCAGATTCTACGCCGGCCTTTTCGCACCACTTTGAAATAGTGGTTGTGGGTATCCCTGCATCACGGCATAGAGTAATCAGATTACTGGCCTGCTCCGGTGTTGCTGTTTGGTGGGTTACCTGGTGATCGGCGTTGATTAGCTTTTTGCCGTAACGCTCCGCAAAATCTTTGTAATCCAGTTCAAACCGTTCGCCCTCAACAAATCCCAATAGCCGGCTTTTGCGTACTCGGCCTTTGCGGCTCTTGCCCTCTTTAATAATCTCAATCCATAGATCTAACTCATATTCCAGCCGTTTCATCCCGTCGAAAGTGGTATCTATTACGGATTGTTCGCCCTTGGCATCCTTGCCCCATTTATCGGCCTGATGGCAAATAAGAATAACATTCATATCAAGACGGTCTATCCAACGTATTAAACGACGGGTTGGGCGGTTGGCCTCTTTTTTATCCCGTCCGAAATCAGAACCCACTTTTTCCTCGGCTATGCCTGCGGCCGTTGCGTATAGCTTAGAGAATGAATCTATCACAACGGTTTTGTATTCATGTTCTACCGTTGCCAGGGTTACTATTTCCTCTATCACCGTTTCATAATCCTGAGATCCTTCATCCTGCCCGAAATAAACCCCGCCGGCTTTCGCTAGCTTCTGCGCGTAATGATCCCGTTCGGCTGAACCTTCAACATCAATATAGTAACAACTTGGGAAGTCTAGCGCGAAGTAAGTTTTACCAACTCCGGCCCGCCCGCTTAGAATAATCTTCGCCCGTTTGGTTTTACCTACTGGCGGTTTAGCTTTTAATTTTCGCATCGTTTAAATCCCTCTGGTAAACTTCATTTCGTAAAATCTTAACGTTTCTGGGGGCGTCAACGCTTAGTACTACGCTGCTCGCCCGTAATCGTTTAACGGTAATGACAATATCATCGCCGATTAATATTTGGTTTCCTAGTTTCCTGGTTAATGCTAAAGCCATTATTGCAAATCCTCATCAAAAATATTGTAAAACGTTTCTTGCGGCTCGTTTGTTTTCTGGGCATATTTAGCAAACCAACCCATTGATAGATTTAATTCGGTTTCTGGCACTTCATAGATTAACGGCCGCGCCTCAAAAATATGCTCGCTGCCTAGAATATCGTATTTGATCGAACCGCCGTAAAAGGTTACGTGGTGGCCGCTAAAACTCGCCGCAATATAATAGTTAGGTTTTTCAACGCTTAACCGCCAATGTGAAATACGCAACGCTCCTGGTGTATCTGCGCCGCCCTGGGAATACCTCGGAACAATAACAACCGGCGTTAATCCAACATCCTTGAAATCTAGAACACAATCAATGTCGTTATCATCTAGGTAATTTGGATCATGCCATAAATGCTCGGCGTTGCACCATTTAGAAAACGCCCAGCCACAAACGCAATCTAATAGAATAGTTGCGTAGTCGTTTTGGCGGCCTACATAGTTGGCCTGGTAACCCTGCGCGTGTATTTTTGCGTAGGTGTTGGCGTCTTTTCGTACTTGCTCCGGAACTGGAACCGTTACCCATCGTGGGCTATTTGTAAATGCAAACATCCGTGTTTGCCTCCTCTTATAAAATTTTAACTTCGTTTGAAACTTCGTGGGGGTAGCTTACTATATTTAATCGGCATTGTGCAAGCGCAAAATTAACTATTTTTTCAATAGATACAAAACAACCGACGATAACGCGCCGATGATTGCCGTTACCGCAGTTCTAAACGCCCATTGCGTTGACCCTTTAACATCCTCTAATTCTGTTTCCGCTACAGACATTCGAACATCTAAACCGGGTTTGCCATTGCCCCGATGCAATTTACAAATCGGCTGTAACTCGGTTAAAACCTGTTCAACCTTAATTTCGATACGCTGTAAGTTTTGTTGTAATTCTTTAATATCTTCACTCACTAGGGGGCGTTTCCTTCTTAGCAACTGGCCGCAAACTATCGCCAACGATCAACCCCGTTACGATCACAACCAACTTGTTTAATAACTCAGCATCGACTAGCGGCTCCGTTAATTGTGCGTTAACCGTCGCGAATAATGCCGTTAATACGGCCACAATGGTACGCTTGCTTTTAAACGCTGCAAGGATCTCTTTTATCATCATTCACCTCCTGGTAAAAAACCTTTGATTATATTTAATGCGCTACTGCCGGCGCCACTTGTTAAAACAAAATACGCCCCTAAACCGATGGCAATTAGCAGTACCAACCATTTACGTTTTTCGGCTTTGGCTTTACTCAATTCTGCTTTAGCCAAAATTATATCAACTTTACCGGCTCGCTTCGATTCCTTTTTAGAATCCACCGGAACCATTACCAATTTTCCCTCGGCGTTTCTTATTCTCTTTTTGCGGCCCATTTAATAAACCTTTCCATTTGTGGTACATATAACCCATGCCCCGGTGCGTTCTGCTATTTCCCCCGCCTGGATTGGGCAAGATTCAACAAACCAATCTAATTGTAACTTACTAAATGCGGCCGCTTTATAATCACTGATAGCGCGGGGTTTTTGTCTATCTGCATCGCTGCCGGGAAACATTATTAACCGCTTACACTGGATCCCAAAACGCTTTAACCAGGTTTCTGTTATCGACCGATCTTTTTCTAGTCTGCCGGTAATGATTGCCGGCAATTGTGATCGGCGCGGTAGGTTGTACGGTTTAGCGGTTTCTAGCGGATTGGAAAACGGCATATCGTGGCATAATACCCCGTCCATATCAAACGCCATACGGGAAACGTAACCGCTATTGAATAGATTCCATTGCAACAAATGCGGTAATTCTAATTCTGCCCCGTATAGATCCGGTTTATTCTTAGCCCTGGGGTTTACATATATAGCCGCCGTAACGCCCTTAAACGCCTCTAGTTGCCTCATAGCGGCCCCGCTTGCTACGGTATCATCTACGAACAGAAACCGCGACGGTTCCGGCGTAGCCTTAAACCGTTGGCCGTGGCCAACGTTGGTAACATAACGGTTTTTGTCGATACTATATAACGGTAGGTGTAAATGTGCCGCTATTACGCTGGCCGGTAGCATGCCGGATCTAGGAACCCCGCAAACGGCGTCTATTTCCGGCGGTACACTATCGCAAAACCTAACGGCCTGATGTATCAATTCAACAGTAGGGATTAATCTAGCGTTTTCAAATGCCGGCGTTGAAAACTTCTTATTTAGTTTTCCCTGGCGGCCTTTGCAACCGCCGCAGGGTTTAATACCTATGGCCGATGTTATCCCGGCTATGGAATCCCCCAACCCTTTACGTAATGCACAGTTACGATAGCTGGGGCGCCGGCGGGTATGCCCGCAATTAACGCAACAAACGCCGTTTTCGTTTTCTGTCCATATGCACCGCATCAAATCCCCTTTAAACCAATACCGCTTCCACTATTGCATCCCCATCACTATAACACCAATCCGAAAAACTCGTAGACGCTGATTCACCGATATAATTTACCGTTAGTGTTCCAATGTTATTGTATAACGTCCAACTCATACCACTATGTAAACCGCATTGGTTGGGATGCCCTGGCGGTAAATATTCATAATAAAAATTATAACATTTTTCGGCATAGTCACCGCGCGTTACCGGGTTTCCCTCGTCATCTAATACGACTTCGGTTAAAGATATTTCCATCTTATAGCCCAGGTGCAAACGCCATATATCCGTATAAGTGGTACCGATTAAAATTGGATACTTAACCAGCATTAAACCCGTCCAACCCCATGATTTAGCCGTTGTTAAACCAGTTGATTCATCTAAAACGCTACTGCTACAATATCTATCTCCGATGTAATCATTAAAACCAACGCCCCAATAGCAAATAGTTTCGCCTGGGTCTAAATTTGCGGGTGTATCGTGATCGGGTAACTCAATGCATAACCCATTACCACCAATGCACTGTAGCGTAAATGTATCATTGATAAAATCACACTGTAGGCAATCGGTAGAATCTGCAAACCCGCTTAAAGTAACGTCAAATTCGCCGGTGTACAGTATGCCAGGGAAACTATCGCTACAATTATCGCAACAGTCCACCGGATCCGGTGGATCTGGTGGATCGGCAATACAGCAATTACAACCAGGTGAGTTTTTAGAAACGCCGGCCATAGATTAACCACAATCTTCCATATCAACCACCCAGAACGGTGACCCCTCAACGCGCTTAATGGTTATAAATGTGGACCCATTAACAGCACCGCCCGCGATATTATAGGCCGATACCGATTCCCCCGTATCCGTTAATACTCCGGCGCTCGTTAGATAGTAAATAGATACTGTACCGCTTCCGGCCGTAGTTCCACTTCTGGCGGTTATTGCGCCAACGGTTTTCGCTATCGCCGTTTGTATGCCAATCACCGGGATCCAAAGGCCACTTTTAAAATTACGGGAAACCCTTATGTAACTATCTTCTGGAATCGGGATTAATGAATCGTTGTAAATGTCTAGTTCGTCGCGCTGGGCGTCCTCTAGTTTTCCGTCTTCGTCTACATCCCAAACTTCAGCTTTCCCGCTACCTAGCTGGGTGGTGGTTCTACCGGTGATTAAATCGGTTACCTTTACTAATACCGATTCCTCACGCATCCGCATAGTATTATTGGGTTGGTTTGCTATCCCGCCGCGCAACATACTTAATTGGCTATGTAATAGCTGATGGTCTTTTTTCAGCATCGCTATAGCGCGAGCATTTAATAGATAGCCCTCTGGCATTATATCCCGTCTGATCTAATTGCTACTGGGTCACTCGGTAGGGTAAATGTTCCGATTGTCATGTTAGACGGATACCAGCTTAAATTTGCACCAGGGGCAAAACTCAGCGCCGTGATAGTTTTATCATCCCCCGCGCTAGCACTAAATGCGCCTTCCGTATCTATAAACAAACTGGCTATTGTTCCGCTACTATCTAAAACAAATTCACCGCGCAAACAATCAACAGTAGTTGCCGCAGCGGATCCCAATAACGTCGTTGTACCGTTTTTAACGTGTACCGTTGTTAGGCTTGTTAATATATCAACCTCGGCGCCGAAGTTGTAACAAGTGGTTAAGGTAACGCCGCTTCCGATCTCTACATCCCCCGATATAGCCCGAATTTCACCAACTACGGATGTTTCGCCCGGCTTATTGGCTATGCCAACGCTGCCGCTTTCAATATTGATCCCCGTTAATGCGTCGCCCCTGATGTACAAACCCTTAGTACCGGCGCCGCCGCTTGCCGTTTGTTTGATTTCTAAGGTTATCGCCGCGCTTCTTACATCTAATGTAGTTGTACCTGTACCAGAAAAGTCAACGCTGGTAAAACTCATATTCAAGCTACATTCGGCCGTATAGCCATCTTCAACAATTAAGGATCCAAATTCTGTACCAGAACTACCGCTTATTTCCTTCGGGTAATCCGCAACTAAATATATATCATCGCCGGCGGTAGGGGCCACGCCGCCAATCCAATTTGAAGCTGTCAAAAATGCTGTACTAGTGTTGCCCTGCCAAATCATAACTGCCATTAGTTGCCCGCCTGTTTTAAAACTTTTATAGGTTGTGGATTGTCAAAACCCAGGGGCGCAAAATCGCGCTCCGGGTATACTGCATAGCGCAAGTAAGCGCCGGTATCATTTCCGGCCGAAGTGGCGGCTTTACCGGTTTTGTGTGCCACGTCGCCGCGCCCATCCAATAAAACAGGCTCATCGATCGGTATGCCTTTTTCATCGGTTATAAGCTCGTCAACATAGCTAACAGCGCCGGTTTGAATGTCTACCTTTTTAACCAGTTTTGTTTTCCCCCGGTCTAAAATGTCGAAACGCCAGCCCCGGTAAAGGTCTACATCTAAAACATAATCAACCCGCCAAAATGGTTTTTGTGCGTTCTGCCATTTCCTATTCCCGCTGATCCCCTGGATTTTAGTGCTAAATGGCGGCATTGCCAGTTTAAAATCATTAATGTTTATCAAAAAACGTTTTTTGTTTACGCTGTCTTGATATTTTAACGCCCAGGTTGGGAATACCGCATGGTTCCTAGTTATTGTAATTTGCAACCGGCTGTAATCTATTTCCAAAGGTGGATCAAATCGTTTATGTGCCGAGTTTATTATTGGCTTACCGTTTTTTATTTCGCTGGTTAGATGGCCCGGTGCTGGATTGGCAAACCTTGCCGGCTCTGGGCCGAGTATGGGGTGCAACTTCTGCCGCTGAAATAAATTAACCTGATTCCGTACTATGCTAAATGTTTGCTTCCCAATATATGCGCCCTTTTCCGCTGGGCGCGTTCTTTGAATTAGTTGTATATCAATATCAGGCCCGATGTATTCCCACTCATCCTCCTTGCCTTTAGGGTTTTTCGGCCTTGGCTCGCCGGGTTGGTTGGTTGTTCCTAGATCCAGACCGCCAATTTTCAACGGCTTATACGTTACATCATATGCCCAGCGCATTGATGCAATTTGGCTAACGTTTATTTCCTTCGCTATCATGCTGCGGTTTGTGTCGTTACCTATGTTTTCATAGTACCCGCCAGGCTTTGGTACTCTAACGGCCGTTGTCGGATCCTCCGGGAATCCCAACCCATCTACACTATCGTTTACATCGTCCGTTTCAACTAGAAAACGAACATGGTAAGACGCTTCCGATTCTGGCCAGGTTATAGACCCAGACCGGCTTTTTCTATCAATCGTTACTGCCACTACTGCCATCTATGCCAACCCCGCAACTGCTGCACCCGGTTTATTATTGATTTGCTCTAACAGCGTAACGGCATTAGCGCCGTTACCTGCAATTGTTTGTAATAATTTTTCCATTGCTCTTTGTTGTTTTTCTCGTACCCTGGCGGATACTTCCGCGCTCGTGCCTTTCAGCACTATACCTACGCTAGTGTCTAGGGCTTTTATTTTGGCGTCTAGTTCATCAATCGCCGTATCATCTAATTCTAATTTGAAATTGGCCTGCGCCTCGTCAATTAGCGCGTTCATTTGTTTATCAATTTCGTCAAATACCTTATTGATCGCGATAAGCGCCCCGCCTGCCGCTGCCGCCGCTATTAATAACCGGGCAACGTTACCACTTGCCGCCTTTAATGCTACCTGGGCCGCTGCCAGGGATCTTATAGCGCGGACAATTAACCCGAAACCCTTAATGGCTAACGGTATCATTTTTAGAAAAAACACCCATAGGGCAATAAAGGCCACCCATTTAGCAATTAATACAACCATCTGCTTAATCATTACAGCATTCACTTTTATCCAATCTTTCAGCTTTTTGATAATGTGAATGATAACCCGCAGCGCGTACTTTATGTCGTTGGCAAACTCAAACGCTATCGCCATCCCTAATTCGAGCACGTTATCTTTTAATGTACTCCATAGCCCCGCTATAGCTTGCGATTGTTCGGCCATAGCCGTTGACATATCGCCACTAGTACCAGCTAAAGCCCACATAGCCTCTTGAAGCATATTAAAGCTAATTGCCCCTTGTGTTACCATCTGTCTTATTGCCGCTTCACCTACGCCCAGATGCGCGGCTAGCGCACTTATAGCGGGTACGCCTTTTTCTACCAGTTGGTTCAATGTCTCGCCGGTTAGCTTTCCTATAGACTTAATTTTTCCGAATATCTTAGCTAAGTCTTGTATAGGTATTCCAGAAGCGGCGGAAATATTACCCATCATAAGCAATTGAGCGCCTACCGTTTCGGCTGTCCAGCCAAAAGCTAATAACACCTTAGTAGCGTCTACAAGATTGTCTAACTGAAACGGCGTCGCCGCTGCAAAATCCCTAATTTCCATTAGCAGTTTTTGCGCGTCCTCCATACTACCAACAAAGGTTTTAATAGCTATAGCGTCTTGTTCTAGTTTAGCGGTAGCCGTTATTACAAGTTTGATAGATTGTATACCTATTAGCGCGGCCGCCAATATAGCCAACTGCCTAACAATGCCATCGGTGAAACGTTTAAATACTGCGCCGGCGTTTGCTGTTTGCCGGCGAAACCCGCCAGACATACCGCGCAAACTTTTATTGACCCGGTTTACCCCAGATTCAAACGGTTTCGTTTTTGCAACAAACGTTGTCGCTATGCTACCGATATTCATTTACTAAATCTCGCTGCCATTTCGGCCTCATCCTGCCCCGTATCTATAATTTTATTTTCCCGCTGGCGTTTTGCGTAGGATGGTAAAAAATAATCTAGGTCTACGCTATCGCTAGCTTTACTAGCTACAACGTTATTTATCATGCTGCATACGTAACTAGTTTGTAACCAACGTTCCCCAAACGGCTCGCACCTATAAAATGCAATCCACTCCGCAAATTGCTCGCTGGTGATCCGTTCGAGCATTTCATCAACATTAACAAAACCCAGTTCTAGCGCTAGCCGGTAGGCAAATCTGCGGCGGCCGCCGCTAGCGCTTCTGAGTTTTTTTCTAGTCCTTCGACCTCGTTTTCACCAAACCCACAATGTGCGCTGGCTACCTCAAACAGACGCCCCGTTATATTACCGTCTAATTCATCTAATTTATTTAGATCGGTATTTTCTAACAGTTTTACGCCGTCGTCATCAACCAGGGTTGCAACTATCAAGAGTTTACGCGCCTCGATATTTACCCCGCCTTTGTTGTTTAGAATCTTTTTTTCAAAGTTTCCCTTAGCGCGTTCTGTTAAATTTTGAAACCTAAATGCCATACCGGCTATTTCAGCGGTTTTGTACCGCTTGCCCGTACAACTTAAAAGTTTTTCCCTACTTATCGTTTTTGACATCTTCCTCTAGCTCCTCTGGTTCTGGTTGTGGTGGCGGTTCATTAACTGAACCAACGGCGCCACCAATAAACTTTTCTACCTCTACCTTTACCCGCGCTCGCACCGCCTGCGAT